CTAGATCAATAGGGTCAATGCTTAAGTCCATTTACTGTGGGATGTAGAGGCTCTTAGCCGCATGTGCTGACGACTTGGTTGCTGTTGTTGCTTGTTTAACTGGTGGGTTTGTTAATTGTTTCTTACCACCACCCTTTGCCCACCTCTTAGAATCTAGTGCTGGTGCTGCTACTCCTGCTGTCTTCTCTGGTGGTGGAGGTGGTGCAGCTTGTGCCTGTGCTTTCTGTTCTCTATACCTAGCTTGGTTGTCTGCTCTGCTTAATTCAAACTGTCGCTTCTGTTCTTCCATCTGCTCTTTTTGTAGAGCAAGGTTCTCTTGATGACGCTTCTCTGCGTCCTTCTTGGCTTCATCACTCATACCACCGCCGCCGCCACCGCACATAGCTAATCTCTGTAGTTACTTAATAATACCTTGATAATAACGGTTAAACGATAAGTGACTTATTGTTAGCACCTGGGATACCAAGATTACTGATATTCCCTGTTGTTTTAATTTTATTCTGAAAGCCTTTTTTCCCCTGACCTGAAGTCTGCCCTTTAACGTCTGCCTTAAGTACTTGGTCTGCTGCTGTTGTACTCTTTTGGTTCATATCTAAATTAACAACTGTATTCCCGCCACCACCACCACCACCACCTATCATCATTGTTTGATTTGGATTAACTTTAGGTGTAGGAACAAATGGATTACCATTTGACGTGTAACCAGTCAGATGCCCACCACCCCAATCAATCTTAAGTACTCCATTCGGGCCTAATCCAAGATTTGAATCGTACTTTGTGTGGTCAAAATTGCTTGGTACTTGGTTGGTCAGGTTTTTATTCTTAATAGAATAATCACCCGCAGCTATGGCCGCTATACCTGCTGGTGTTTGATTCCAAGGCCCATAAGTATATGTTCCATCTGTAAATCCACTTGCATTTATATTTCCATCTGGCCCTAAAGGAGCGTATAAAAATGTTTTCTTACCATCAACATTGTAACGATCTATTATCTGATCGTGTCCTGCTGTTGAAGTATTACCTCCTCCAATATTAAATGCGACAGGAGTTATTCTATAACCACCAGGAGCACTGTCATCTTTTACGTATTGCCATTCAAAAGGTGTATTAGTAACTCCTGTTGGTATGTAATTACCAGCATCATCAACTTTTAATGTTCCGTCTTCGTTTAACTCAAACCCTTCAGAGGTCTTAGTACCAGTAGGATTTAAGTTAGCAAGGCTACTAAGGTTTAAATATTTTTGTTCAAATGTAGGATCGCCGTGGTCATCAGTGCCTGTGACTATTTCTAGTGGATTACCATACCCAATAGTTCCATACTTCTCATAATTAATAGCACCTGAGCCTTTTCCTATATCTCTTTTAACGGTATCCATTGCTTTGTTGTAAGCAGTTTGATAGTCATCGCCATGAGCTAGATAACTTTGTATATTCTGTGTCATTTGATATCCAAACCAATCAGCACCCTCTGTTCCGACAACATTACCTTGTTGTATCCCATACTGATCGTTCAAATCTTCTAGATAAGTTTCAACATTAGAAGAGACAACATCAGAAGCCCAGTCCTCTGGTCTTGCTCCTACCTTTACGTTCTCATCATGGAACACGAAATCATCAGGTATTCCTAAGCTTGATTTATCAAAATCATCACTGCTTATAAGATCAAATCGTTCACTGGATAATCCTAAGTTTTTTTCAAGTGAAGCTGTAGCTGCTGCCTCTGCGTCTGCTTCACTTTTACCTGCGGCCATAGCTTTAGCTTTATTCGCCTCCCATTCAGGAACCCAGTAATCAAGACCAGTCTGACCTGCGTCCCTTTGTAGGTACTTTTGATAAGATTTGTTTACTGCTTCAGCACCTGTTGCCATCGTTACTCGATGTTGTTCTGCTCATTATATACAGATCGCAACATCCTTACCAATTCAACCTGACCACCGTACCTCCATATCTCTCGGTCACTTGTCTCTATTGATGGGCATTTATCAGGGTAGATCTCTTCTAGTTTTCTGATAAGCACCTCATCTATTGGAGGCCAGAGTTCTTCATCAATCATGTGGTGGGTGGTTCCCAGAGGGATACTTCTTGCTTATGTAAATTGTACTCCCCATGTCTCAAGATTCTAGTGAGTCGTGCTGAAAGTAATGCTGATTTGTAT